GGACCTCCCCTCAGGCGATGAACGTCAGGTGGCGGGCAAGGTCGTTCGCCTGCTCTGCACTGGACTGCTTGGCCCCGTTGAGCGTCAGGTTGGTGACGCGCTGGTCGTAGTGCGAGCCGCCCCCGCTTCCGCCACTGGAGCCGAAGCGGCTGGCCGGCCGGGCGTCGTAGCCCATGAGGCGGGCGGTGGCCTGCAGCAGGGACCTGGACCGGGAGGACCCGTCGTGGGGAATCCACGACTCGGGCACGCCGGCCTCGCCACCGAGGACCATCTGAGGTCCAGTGAGGATGCCGCCGCGGGCCATGGTCTTGATGCCGGTCTGGCCGGTGAACTGCTTCAGGAACACGTCCCGGAACTGCGCGGGCAGGCGCTTGATCTGGTCGAGCATCTTCGGGACCAGGTCCCGGATCGTGCCCGGGTCCAGCCCGGCTGCGATCAGGTCGGCATACCCGCGTCCCGCACCGCCCCGCAGGGTGGTGAGCAGCAGCAGGGCATTGGAGAGATCCTCGCCGGACAGCGTGCCGCCGGCCTTCCCGACCGCCGCGTTGGCCTTGGCGACGTCGGCCGCCTTGCCCGTGGCGGCGGTGTGCGCGAGCGCCTGGGCGTTCGCGTCGCCCTGTGCTGCGAGGGCCTGCGCCAGGTCCCCGTACCCCTGGGAGGCAAGAGTCTGCAGGTCGGTGGCGAACTGCTGGTTGACCTTGGTTGCCGAGGTGAGCTGCTGGGTGAAATCCGCCAGGGTCGCCTTCGCGGCCTCACCGGTCTTTTGCAGCTTGGACACGATGTCCTTGAACTGCTTGTCGCTGGCCCCGGCAAGCGCGTTGACGAGGGAGTATCCCTCCTCGCCCATGGATTCCAGCAGGGTCCGGACCTCCTCACCTCCCCGCTTCCCGATCGTCGAGAGGTTCTTGCGCCACTTCTCCGTCGCGGCCACGGACTTCGACAGCTGCAGCTGGTAGGCCGCCAGGTTGAACGAGGTGGGCGCCTTGGCGCCCTTCTTCACACCGAGCGCCTTGTCCGCGTCGTAGACGTCCTGGCGCTCTGCCTTGACCTTGGCGTCGGCCTTCTTCTTCGCGCTCTTCGCGGCGGCGACCTTGTCCTTTGCCGCCTCCAGCTGCCGCGCCGTGTGATGTCCGTGGCGGACCTTCGACAGGTTCTTCTCGGCGTCCTTGAGGGAGTTGGCCTTCTTCTTCGCGTCGGCCAGCGCCTTGTTCAGGTCGTCCCAGGCCTTCTTGAGGTCTGCGAGTTCCTTGTCGTACCGGGACTTGGCGTCGGTGGGTCCGCCGAGGACGGACGCCCCGGTCGGGGTGTACGTGAACCCGGCAAGACCACCCGAAGCGAACCGGCCGGCGTTCACGCGGTCGAGCATGGACACGCCGTACTTCCGGACTGCGTCGGCTTTGACGATGTACTCGCCGTTGCTGACCAGGGCCGGGATGCTGTCCGACGTGCCTGTACCGGGGCCGGAGATCGGGCCGCCAAAGGGGTACATCTGCAGCACTTCGCCGCCGCTCGCGTACCGCCGGATGAGGCCGCCGTTGCGTCGGGACTGGATCATGTCCGGGACGCCGTTGGCGTCGGAGTCAGCTCCAGTCGCCTTGAGGTACACCCCGATCCCGACCGGCTTGCCCTGAATCCCGTTGATGGCGCGCTGAATAGCGCCGACCTGGCCGATCGCTGACCCGGTCGGGATGCTGACCTTGACCCGCCCGTCCTTCATGTGGGTGACCTTGTAACCGAGGCCCTTCAGTGTCTTCTCGGCGGTACTGGTCAGGGCCGACATGGTGAAGGACTTGCCCTTGGTGCCACGGATGTTGTCCTGGACGGTCTGCAGGTCCTTTACTGCGGCCTTGGTGTCGGCGCTGACCTTCGTTTCGGCCGAGTCCGGGAGCTGGGTGTAGGCGGCGGTCAGCTTGTCGATTGCGTCCTGCGAGAACCCGGCCGCATGCATCGTGTCCTTCAGGAGCCCGATGTCTTTGGCCAGGACGTCGTTGCCGGCCTCCACCGAATTCTGCTGCTCGGCGACGGCCTGGGCGTGTTCCATCGCGGCCTTGGCCGCGTCCAGATAGGCCGACTTGACGTTCCGGCCGTGCTCCGTGGTGACGTCCAGGGAAGTGCCGTTTTCCTTCACCGCGGCGGTGAGGTCGGCGAGCGATCCGCGGAACCCGATTTCCTGCTCGGCCGCGCTGATGCTGATCCCGTTGAGCGTCTTCAGCGTGTCGGTGAGCTGCTCGGCGGCAGACCGCTGGTCCTGCAACTCGTCTGTCGTCATGCCCAGGTCGCCCGCGAGGTCTTCGGACGACTTGCCGGTGAGCTGCTGCTCGATGCCAGTGTTGGCCAGCGCATCGGTGTACCCCGGCAGCAAGCTCTTCAGCTTCTCGACCGAGGTGCCGTTCTTCGCCGCGTTCGCCGCCATGATGTCGAACGCTTCGGCGGCCACGTCGGCATGCCCGGAGGTGACCAGCCCACCGAGCGCGTCGTCGACAGACTTGACCTGATCGCGGGCGTCCTGCAGGGCGATGTCCGTCTCGGCTATACCCTCGGTCAGGCCGAACGTGATGCTGTTGACGATGTCCGTGGTGCGGTTCTGGCCACTCGGGTGGGCGATGCGGCCCACCGCGTCACCGAAGCCGTCGAGGTTGTCGCCGAAGGTCTTCGTCAGCTCCCCGGCTGCCTTGCCCTTCTTCCCCAGGTCGACCAGGGCCGAGGCCATCTTCGCGGTCGACGGCGGGGCGTCCTTGAACGTGTCCCGCACCTTCTGTGAGGCCATGGAGACGAGTTCAAGGCCGGCCACAACGGCGCCGACCTGGCCCAGCACCATCATCGACGTGCGGGCCCGTGCCGCCGTGACGCCCATGCCCACAAGGGCGGCCCGGGTCGCGGCGATCCGAGGCAGAAGCAGAAGCATTGCCGACCCGGCGAGCGTCACCGCACCGCCGATACCTGCGAACAGGGTGACGGCGTGCTGCAGCGGGGCGGGCAGGCCGTTGTAGGCGTTGACGACCGTGGTGATCCACTGGGCCATCGTTCGCAGCGCACCGTTGGCCGACGAGCCGCCCTCGATGAGCGCCACCTCGATGGCGCCCTTGAGGCGCTCCATGTCGCCGACGAGGTTGTCGGTCTGCACGGATGCCATGCGCTGGGCGGCGCCCTGGTCGTCGACGGCCCGGCGGTAGGCGTCGATTCCCTTGGCGCCAAGCTCGTACAGGATGGTCGCGGACCGGACGGCGTCCGACCCGAAGATGGTGGCCATGGCGCTGTTGCGGGCCTCGGGCGTGAGCTTGCCGAAGGACTCCTTCATGCGCTGGGCGGTCTCGGACAGGCCGACGAACTTGCCGCTGCTGTCGTAGGCGGAGAATCCGATCTTCTCCATGGCGCCCTGCGCCTCTTTGGACTGCGGGACCAGGCGCTGCAGCATCGTCTTGAGCGACGTGCCAGCGTCGGAGCCGATCAGGGCGTGGTCGGCGAACGCCGAGAGCACGCCCACGGTGTCCTCGAGGGACAGGCCCGTCTGGTGGGCGAGGAGGCCGCCCTGTCGCAGGGCTGTGCCCAGGCCGTGGACGTCCGCGGCGGACTTGTTCGCGCCGGCCGCGAGGAGGTCGGCGATGTGGCCGACGTCCTTGCCGGCCAGGCCGAAGGTGTTCATCGCCTGCGCGGACAGGGTGGCCGCCTCGGACAGGTCGACCTGCCCGGACGCGGCCAGTGCGAGCGAGCCTGAGAGCGCGCCGCCGATGATGTTGGCGGTGCTGACGCCCGCGCGGGCGAGCTCGGCCTCGGCGTTCGCCGCCTCGGTGGCCGTGAACGACGAGCTCTTGCCCGCCTCCAGGGCGGCCGCGCGGAGCTTGGCCATGTCCGCGGTCGACGCCCCGGTGACGGCGCGCACGTTGGACAGAGCCTTGTCGAACTTCGCAGCCGCGGCAGCGGCCACCGCGAATCCTGCGAGCAGCGCCGCACCGGCTGCCGCGCCACCGTTGGCCAGCCGCGACGTGTTGTCGGAGGCCGACCGCATGTTGCGGGTGTAGTTGGAGATGTCAGCGCGGAGCCGGACGGTGACGGTACGGGTGACCACGGCTCACCTCCTGCTCTTGCGGTGCTCGAGATGGACGTGCAGCCCATCGGCGGAGCCCTTGTTGTCCTGGTAGGCGCGCACCGTCTTCGCAGACATCGCGCAGGCGTGGCACAGGATCAGGTCGGCCCTGTACTGCTCTTCGTTCTTGGGGTCAGTGGCCTCGGACCACGGTTGGCCGCAGTCGGGGCAGGTGTCCGCCTCGACCTCGGCCAGGGCGAGCGCCCACGCCCGGTCCTCCTCGGTCCACACCGGCTCGCCAGGGGCGACGGCACGGCCGAGGAAGACAGAGCGCGGAACACTCCACGCCCGCGCGGTCTCTACTTCCCGTCGCCACCGACCGCCGCCAGGAGAGCGGAGGCGGCCAACGAGAAAGGGACGAGACCAGCAGCGTTGTGCACGTCCCAGGCCGCATCGAACAGGCGCTGAATCTGCCCCTGGTTGATGACCTTGAACAGTTCCTTCGCTTCGTCCGCGGTCATGACCGGGTCGACGCACGACGCGGCGATCAGCGCACGGGGGAAGGACTCCGAGTCGAAGAGCTCTTCCTTGCTCGTCGACGGGTGCGCGGCCAGGAGGCTGGAGTACTCCTCGTCGCCGATGTACCGGAACCGGAACTCGGCCTCCGACTCGCGCGCCTTCTCCCGGAGCTCGGCGATCCGCGCAGCGATGCCCCGGCCGGGGTGTTCCTCGGCGAGGTCCGAGGGCTGCCAGTCTTCCGAGACCTCGAGGAGCTCGGCCTCCAGGCTCTCGATCTCCCCGGCGGTCGCACCGTCCAGCATGACCTTGACGGTGCGCTCGCGCGGCTTGGCCTTGGCCAGCAAGGCTTTGATGTCGGGCATCAGGCGATCGTCGCGGCGGTGGCCGGCGGGTCCGTGACCTTCATCGGCGACACAAACTTCATGACCTCGTTCGCGGCCGGGCTGGAGTTCTGGGGCTCGCCACACGTGATCGGGTAGACCTCCGCCTTCTGCCCGACGGTCCAGGCAGTGCCCACGGCCACGCCGCGGCGCACGACCAGGAACCCGCTGACGCCGTACTTCAGGGTCGAGTACGGGGCGTCGTCGGTCGGGTTGTCGCCACGCTTGAACGTGAGCTCGGCGTCGAACCCGACGCGGCCCACGGTCTTGGTGTCGAAGGTGCTGGCCAGCGAGCTCGTGTCGACGTCCGCGGTGGACGGGTCGAGCTTGAGTCCGTCGGGGGTGATGCGCTTGGTGTAGTCGGCACCAGCGGTCAGCTCGGCCACGGTCGGCGCGTTGATGTTGGCGACGGTCGACAGCCAGGCGACGCGAGTCTTGCCGTCGCTGATCAGGTCGGACATGGGGCCCTCCAGGGCATGAAGAAAGCCCCGGCCGGCGGCACGGGGCGTACAGGGTGGGTGGGGGTCAGATGCGGAGCGAGGCGACCGTGACGGACGCCGCCGCGGAGTAGCCGACGGCGCACAGGCCATCGGTCGCGCTCTGCAGGAGGCCCGGCTGAATCGGGCCGATCATCCGCTCTGCGGACGCGGGTACGGCCACGGTGATGTTGGTGACGGCCTGGCCGAACACGGCTGCGGTCGCGGTCAGCGTCACCGTGACGCTGGACGCCGAACCGTTCTTGACGTGGATGAAGTTGCGGTCGCCCACCTCCACCTTGTCGCCGCCGGCAGCAGCCGAGGAGTAGGTGGGGTTGAGACCTGCCAGGGCTACGGCCTGGGTGGCGAGAATCGCCATGAGCTTTCTCCGATCAGGAGGGGATGGACTGGATCCGGTACTGCACCGGCACGAACCACAGGGGTGGGGTGACGTCGTCGTCGCGCTGGACGGGCGGCCCCCCCTGGTCCTCAGGGCGCCAAGCCGCACGCCCAGCGACCGTGAGCGGCCCTGAGAGCGCCTCTCGCACCTTGTCGGCAACCCAGAGCGCCCGTTCCACCGAGCCGCCCACACAGGTCACCTGGAACATCGCGGTGAAGTCCGTGCGGTCGTCGGCGAGCGAGGCCCGGCCGGCCATCCCCGGGTCGGGGTAGATGACCGCGAACTTGTCGGGCGCTACCCATCCGGCGCTGGTGGGCGTGCCGCCGACGTAGACGGTCAGCCCGCCCCCGATCAGCGCTGCCTCTACGGCATCGACGTGGGGCAGAACGGTGGGTGTCGTCATCGGCTCACCACCACGTCAATCCGCGCTCGAGAATGAGCGCCATCTGTGCCTCGAACTGCGGCACCTCGTTGACCAGGGCCCGGCCGCCGTCGTTGTGCGGCGGATTTTTCACCGACCCGTACTCGAGCAGGTTGCCGAGGGCTCCCTGGCGTCCGGATTTCTCGGGGCCGATGATGGCCAGGACCTGGTCCGGGCCGAAGGTATGCACGTCGTACCCGATGGTCCGCGGGTAACTGGGTGCGTGCTTCGGGGCGGACGCGCGGGCGTTCACGCGCCAGTCCCTCTTGATGTTCAGGGCGCCCCGGGCGACGACCGCCCGGGTGTCGCGCCTGGCTCGGGGGATGCCCCGGGCGAGGTGGAACTGCAGGCGCCGCACGTCGCGCATGTCGAACGGGTTCCCAATCACGATCGGTCCTCCGCACTGATGCGCCACGCCGTGGCCTGGGACGAGAACTGTCCGCCCGTCGCCCACAGGAGCACCCCCACCATCCGGGGGTCGTCCGACTCCAGCACCTCTATCCGGGCGCCCGGCAGAAGCCGGGTACCGGGCAGGACGGTGGACCAGGGCACCGACACCTCGACCTCGCGGAGAACGACCTCTCGTTCCCCGGCCTGGGTGTCCTCGCCGGCCGACTGGGCGACCGGTTTGATCCGGGCCCGGCCGTAGTAGAGAACGGTCTGGGCGCCGGGGACAGAGTTGCCGGTCGCCCGGTCGAAGACGTCCTCGGCCTGGTTGTAGATGCGGATGAGGTCCCGCATCCGGCGTTCAGCGGCCGCCCGCCCCTGGGCCAGTGCCGCGTCCTCGCTCACGGAGACACGACCGGGGCGCCGGGAACGATGCTGAACGACGACGTACGGATGGGCCGGAGTTCGTCGACCTCTGCTTCGGTCAGGTAGATCTCGCCCGAGGAACGGGACGAGTCGACCGTGAACGAGTAGTCGTCGATGGACTCCTGCCGCAGCCCGTTCGGGTTCCGCAGAACCCGCAGGACCATC